CTCCGATGGCAAAGTCGCCCATGTCGTCACGAAGAGCGTCGGCGTCGGCCTTCGCCATACCGACAGGCAAAGAGGACGAGACGGTGATGATCGCGTCGGCTTTGGTGCCGTCGTCGAGCGTCACGGTCTTGACCCGCTTCGCCTCAGCGCGTGCGACTCCGCGGAAGGTAGACGTAGGCTTAGGCGCCACGCGCGCGAGGGACACTTGGTCCTTGATCGCAAACGTGTTGCTCGGGCCCGTGTACAGGACCTTGTCCTTGGAGACGGATGCGTCCTGGCTGTACGCCAGGGTGTTCAGAGTGATTGCCATTTTCAGTCTTTCAAAAGGTTGAGATTGGTAGCGCTTACGTGCTACTTCGACGCACCGATGAAGCCGCTTGCGAAGGCGGCCACATCAAGACTTCTTGCACGCCACTTCTCCTTGCTCATGTCGAGCAGGACAGGGTCGCGCGCGAAGCCTACGTACGTCCGTGGTTCACGGTATTTCACCGTTTCCTCTAGTGTCATCTCGGCGTTGATTCCACCTGTAATGGTGTTTAGGGTCGTTTGGCTCGACTTTGGTGAGCTTCCGCTCACCTCGGAGAACCGAGACTTCTTATCAACGACTGTAGTCCACTGGGACAAGATGTCACATTCCGTCTTGGACTCGAGAGCCGCAAGAACGTCACCGACGTTCCAGATCCAGTCTGCCACAAACGAAAAGGGAATTGCTTCCCACCCCGCTCGCGGGAGGGCCGTGAGGTTCAGGCCCACCCTGGAGGTCGTTGTAACACGATATGTGTACAACAGACCAGCTCTAACCGAGATTTCGCGTGTAGCTTTAACCTTCCATTGCGCGTCGAAGAAGGTGTCGTTAGTAACGGCACCTCCCCATTCGCGTTTTTGGGACGGTATGTAAGCGGAACCACGCGCGGTCTGTCTCGGTAACCAAGTCGGTTCATCACGAAGGATGCTAAGCGACGACTCGATGTCTCGTAGGAACGGTTGCAAACCGTAACGATTTGCTAAGTACATACTTGACATCAACTGAGCGGCTTCACGACCCATATTGCGGTAATAGGTACCCCTCTCGCGAGGGTTCCTACGCTTCTGAGTCAGCC